AGAAGTAATAGGTCCCGCTTTTGTAGCAGGCCGGGCTTTCCGATGTGCTGGCCACATAGAAGGGCGCGTTGGTCAGGGTCACCGCCGCACCTGCCGTGGCTCCTGCCGCCTCGCTGGCCGCTCCCGCCGCCGGGCTGGTGGTTTCATAGCTGCTCTCGTAGGTCTCGCCGCTCTCGGTGTCGTCCTCGTGCGCCACGATCTCTCCGCCTACCTGCCAGGCATAGAAGGGCGTGCTCACACCGCTGCACTCAAAGTCCGAGGTAAGGCCGCTTTTGCTCACCTTGTGTGTCACCTTGTCCACAAAGTATTTCCCGTCCAGCTTCCCGTACCCCTTGATCTCGATGCAGTTTCCCGCGCTCACATTCCATTCTCCGTCGGTCCCGAACGTCAGCTTCACTGTCCCGTGGTTGGCGTTGTTCAGCTCCGCCACCAGCTGGAGGCTGGCGTCGTACACGCTGGTGGCCCTGCGGTTCACGCTCTTTGTGTGTGTCCCGCCGCCCACGCTGCATACGATGTCGATGTCCTTGTCCGCGTCCGTGTAGTTGAAGTAGCCCCCGGTAAATGTTCCCGACAGGGTGGTAGACCACCCGAAGCTCCCCGGCCGGATGTCCTGGCGCTGGAAGGTCTTCACCGCCGGCTTTGCCTTGTACTTCTCCCGGTCGTAGACCCACAGCCGCTTTGCATACACCTTCAGGATCAGACCGTAGTTCTTGCACAGGGTGTTGTAATAGCTGCTGTCCGTCCCGTCCTGCTCGTCGCACTCGATGTCGTAGTCGTCTGCATCGTAGGAAAACCCCAGGCCGTACCTGGCCGCGATGGTCGCTCCGATCCGCTGGATGCTGGTGTTTTTCCAGATAGCCTCCCGCTCCAGCTCCGAAAAGTCGCTGTCGCTCGGCTTGCTCACGCCACCCAGTTGCAGCGTGCTGGGCGCGTCCGCAAAGCTCACGTCATCCAGCACGAACAATCCGCAGGCGATGGTCCTGTGGTCTCCCGTTTTTTCCCAGTCATACCCAAGGATGCGTGGGCAAAGGGTCGCTCCCTTGTCCGGCATCCATCCGTTCAGCCACCCGCTGTCCTGGGCGTTGATGGCGATGTCGATGCTGTCGCTGTTGTCCGCGGCGTTGTCCACATAGGTCAGGCTCTCCACCAGGCCGGCGATCTCCTCTCCGGTTCCCGCGCCCGCGTCCTCGTCCACGCTTCCGCTGGCCTGCCCGTCTGTGTCCGTGCCCGTGTCCGTGCTCTCGCTCGCATTCCCGGCGGAAAGTCCGATGTCCTCCGCGTCCACCCATCCCGTCACATTCTGTCCCACCGGCGTTTTTCCCACCCTGGACGGGGTGTTTGTGATCCGGTATCTGCCTCGAATCAAAATTCCGTCGTACAGGTAGTAGGTCCCGCTTTTTGTCCCCGCTCGGCTCGTTGCCGTGCTGGACACATACAGTGCCGTGGCGTTCAGCGTCACCGCCGCCCCGGCCGTGGCTCCCTCCGCAGCCGAAGTTCCTCCGGATGTCCCGGAGGTCTGCGCACCCTCCGCTTCCGCCGCGCTCCCGCCTTCCTCCGCCGCCGCCTTTGCCGCTGCGGAGTAGGCCGTCTTCCGGTATTCCACCGAAAGTCCTATGCTTCTGGTCTTAATCATAGCTCGCCTCGTATTTCCACGGCGGCAGTCCGCCGTCCCGCTCCTCCGGCAGGGCCGGGGTGTTCAGCTCCACCCCGGCCCCAAACTGGTATGTTCCAATGTGCTCCCGGTTTGCCACCATCAGCGCATCGGCGTTGTATTCACTCCCATACACTTCCTTGGCGATGGTGTCCCAGGTATCTCCGCTCTTGGTGATGTAGGTTTCCATAGGTTCCTCCCGTCCTGGTTAGTACGCCGTTCGGACCTGTTTGCGCTGCATCTGGAGATACCAGGCCTCAAACTGTGCTTTGGCCTCCGCCAGTGCCTCGTCGATCACGCTCCGGTCCGCGTTGCCCTGAATGATGATCTGCGGGGCGAAGGTGAAGTCACCGCCGCCTCCGCCCGGGTTCTCCCGCTCCGGCAGCTCCTTCAGCTCCACCGGCTTCACGCCCAGCATGCGCCCGGCCATGGCCCAGGTGCGCAGATTGTCCTGCCGCACTGCCCGCTGGAAGCTGATCACGGCCTCTGTTCCTGCCTCGCCCGCGATGCTCACGCCGTTGGTGAATCCGCCTTTGGCCAGCATGGGGATCTCCGGGATATTGATGGAAAACTTCTTCCCGCCGATCAGGGGCACCCAGTCCGGGATGTCCAGCCCCAGGCCGTTGATACCGGAAATGGCCTTGTTAATCAGCGCGATCACCGCATTGATTGGGGTTTTGAACAGTGCACCCAGTGTGTCGAAGATGCCCGTGAAGATATTTCGCACACCCAGCCACGCCTGCTCCCAGTTGCCCGTGAACACGCCGGTGATGAACGTGATGATACCCTCGAAGATGGTTTTCACGCCTGCGATGGCGTCGCTGATTCCCTGGGCAAATACCGAGATGGCCGCCAGCACCGCCGGGATTACCACTTGCCCGATGTTCAGCAGTATGGTCACCATGGACTGGATGAACGGCATGGCCATCTGAATGGCCTGCCCACTGATCTGCGCCACGGTCATGATCGCCGTGCCGATTCCGCTGATGATGCCGGAGATATACGGGGCCGCCGCCGAGATGGTTTGCAGGATGACAGGCACCACCGTCTGGGTGATGAATGCGAAAATACTCTCGATGATGGGCTTCACCGTCGTATTGGCGAAGTTCACCAGCTGGCCCACCACGCCCATAACGGACTGGATCACCATCACGATTCCGTCAAAGGCTCCCGCCGCCGCGTCGTTTCCGGCAAAGATGCCTCCGTCTCCGAACAGCATTTCCCGGAACCCGGACAGCGCCTTTGCCACGCCTCCGTCCACGAATAGGCCGCTGATGAAATTTCCAACCCCCGCCAGGGTGCTTGTAAACTTGTCAAATACGGCAAGCCCCTGTTCTCCGAAGACATTTCCGACGATGGTTCGGATGCCCTCCAGGTTGTCTCCCAGAATGCTGACCACCGCAATGATGGCCGAGATCGCGCCCACAATGGGCAGTGCGCCGGACAGCAGGCTTCCAAAGCCCCCGGCGATTGGTCCCCAAATGCTGCTCAACAGGCCCGCTCCGGCGCCGGCGATCTTTCCCGCGCCGGAGCCTGCGATCCGTCCGGCCGCTCCGGTCACGGCCCCTCCGGCCCGCCCCAGCATACCGGACAGGCCCTGCCGCATGACGCTTCCCTGGATGATGGCCGCCGCTCCCACGCCCGCCGCTCTCTGCCGCAGCGGCATGGTCGTCCGGTTCAGCCATCCGGTGACGGCTCCTCCGGCCCTTGTGTTCCCGATGGCCGTCCCCAGGCCTCCCACTCCGGCGGAGACGCCGCCCATCCACTGGCCCAGCCGGCTGTTTGCCGCCGCGCCGCGCACCACGCTCCCGGCGCTGGTGTAGCCGGACAGCAGCCCCGGCGTGCCCGCCGCCGCGGATAAAAGCCCCGTTGTGCCCGCGATCCCGTTGCCCGAGATCAGGCTGGAGATGGTGGCGCCCAGGGTGGCCCGCAGTCCGTTGCTTCCCGCCGCGCCCCGGAAGGAGCCGGCCAGTCCCGCTCCCGCGGCCGCCGTCCTCTGTCCTCCGGTGAACAGGCTCTTCAGGCCGCCCCAAATTCCGCCGCGCCTTCCGCCCTCTCCGGGGCCTCCGCCGCCGGCTCCGCTTCCGAACAGCACGCCGCCCGCGCCCCGGATCAGGCCCTCCGCCGCCGGGACGAAGTGCATGCCCGCGAAGGCGGCCGCCAGTCCGCCGATCACCTTCACCACCTGGTCCCCGTGGTTCACCAGGTAGTCCAGGCCCGACTGGATATAGGGCAGCGCGTTGTTCAGGGCGTTGCCCAGCCGCTCCACGCCCTTGCTTGCCAGGGTACCCAGGCTCTCCGCCAGCTTGTCCAGCTGTTCCGGGTTCGCCCGGATATTCTGGATGAAGTCGATCAGGGAGGTGCCGAGGGCCTTGTACGCCGGCAGGAACGCCTCGCCCACGTCCGCCTTCAGCGCCTGCACCGCGCTTCCCAGCATGGTGCTGATGGCCTCCGGCGTCGTGGCCTTGATGATGAACTCGTGCTCCATGCTCCCGGTCCACGCGCTCGGGTCGTTGACCGCCGCCAGCATTTCCTTCAGCAGGTCCAGGTTCTGCGTCACCTTCGCGCCGCCCTCGATGGCCCACTGGCCGAACAGGGCGTTCAGGGTGGACAGCTTCTCCTCACCCGGCAGGTTCCCAATGGCCTCAAAGACCTTCAGCAGGGTCCCGGTTCCGTCCGTCTGCATGGCCTTTGCCACGCCCTCGGCCGTCATGCCCAGCCGCGCCCATGCCGCTTCCTGGTTTGCCGTTGCCATGCTTCCCTTGTTGATGTTGGTGTAAATCCGCTTGACGGTGGTGCCCGTCACGTCCGCGCTCACGCCCATGGCCTGCATGCTGGCCGCGATGGCCGCCGTGGCCTTGGGGTCCACGCCGGTGATCTGTCCCATGGAGGCCGCCTCGTTCACGCTTTCCGCGATCTCCGCCGCCGTGGTGGCGTAGTTGTTGCCCAGGTAGTTGATCACATCCGCGATCTCCATGATCTGGTCGTGGTTCATGTTGAAAGACTGCTCCCACTTGGCGGCCCAGTTGCCCGCCTGGTCGGCGGAGATGTCCATGGCCGTGCCCCACATGGCCACGTCCTTCAGGAAGTCCGTCTGCGTCAGGTCCTCAAAGCTCTTGCCCGACTGGCCCGCCGCGGCCGCCAGCCGCGTCAGGTCCTCGAAGGTGTAGGGGATCTGTGTGCTCAGGTCCTTCAGGCTGTCCACCATGGTCTCGTAGTTCTGCGCGTAGGTCTTTCCGTTGGCGGCCAGCTTGTCGCTGATCTTCCCGGTCTCGTCCGCCATGCCGTCCACGACCTTCACCACGTCGGCCATGTAGTTTTCAAACTTCGCCGCTTCCTTGGTGCAGCTTGCGATGGCCGCCACGCTCCCCGCCGCCAGCGAGGACATGGCCGCAAGGCCTGCCGTGCCCAGGGCGCCCAGGCTCCTGGAGAAGCTGCTGATCTGGTTTCTCGCCCCGGTCAGCGTCGCCGTCAGGCTCTTGTCCATCTTTCCGGCGATCTTGATGGCAAGCTCCAGCTCCTTCTGCTTTGCCATTCCCCGGTTCTCCTCCTCTCTGCGTCCCCTGGGTCACTTCTTCCGGCGTGCCCGCTCCAGCTCCTCCGCCACCTCGTTGTTCAGCTCCAGAAATTCCCGCACCGGCATTTTCAGATAGAACTCCATGCTGGTCATAGTGGCCTGGCTCAACCGGATGGCCGCCTTCCGCAGGGCCTTCGCCCCGCCCTTTACCCGAAAAAATCCCCGTCGTTGACCGCGTTCTTCAGCTTCAGCAGCTCGTACAGGGGCAGGCTGGTGAAGAAGTCCTCGGGAATGCCTGTGGCCATGGAGGCGATCACGCAGGCGTACAGGTAGTTTGTGGCGTTCTCCGTCACCACAAAGCCCTCCCGGGCCAGCCGGTTTTCCGCCTCGCTCTCGTTCAGGCTGTTCAGGTCCGCGATGGCGTTCAGGTCGATCTCCTGGTACACCTTGTCCTTGTAGTCCCTGGGCTTCTCCAGCTTCATCACGTGGTGCTCCGTGACGGCCTCCACGTTCAGATAGCCCCGCACTGCGGCCGCCACCCGCTTCATCACGCCCCGGGGCATGAGCTTGAAAAACTCCACCGGCAGCTCCGTGGCCTTGGTGGCCATGGTCCGGGCAAAGGCCGTGGTGGTCTCGCACAGCACCGCCGCCGCCACCTCCTGCTCTCCGAACAGCTGCCGCTGGGCGTCGATGGCGTCCTGGATGGTCAGCTTTTCAAGCCCCGTCAGGTCGATCTCCTGGTACTCCGTGTTCTCGAACACATAGGGCTTCTCCAGCTTCACCGCGATCCGCTCCACGGTCTCCTTGCCCTCTTTCCCGGCGGTCTCCTCCGGGCTGCTGGTCTTGATCTCGTCTGTCATGGTGCAAAACTCCTTCCGTCGTTCAAATGATCCGCATGTTGTGCAAAAGCACGGCCCGCCCGCTTTTTTGCGGGCAGGCCGTGCCTCTCGGGCCAGGTCAGATCAGCTCGTTCACGCCCGCCAGCATGTCCACGCCGTTGACCTTGTAGACGCCGTTGAGCTTGTCCGCCTCCAGCAGCACGGAGCCGTCCACCTCCACCATGATGTAGGTCAGCTCCAGCGTGACGGTGGCCTCCATGGCCTCGCCCTTCTCGATCTTGCCGGGGTTGAATTTCTTCACCCGGCCCATCTCCACCACCCGCAGACCCTTGAAGTTGTAGCCTCCGGTCTTGTCATACACCTGCTGGGCCGCCCGGAAGGTCAGGTTCACCGTGGACAGGGGAGATAGCATGTCCATGGCGGAGCTGTACAGGGTGTTGAACTGGATTTCCTGCTCCATGCTCTCGAACTGGCCGATGGTGGGGCTGTTGATCTCGCCGCTCACGCCCACGCCGGACACGGTGCTGCTCTTCATGTTGATCTCCGGCAGCGTCACGGAGGCCGCCACGCCGATCATCTTCGTGCCGTCCACATAGGCGTTGTAGTCGTTGATCTTCTCCGGGATGTAGTTGTTAGAAATCATATCTCGTTCCCTCCCTTGTTAGCTCAATGCCTCGGACAGGGCGTTGGGGTCAAACTCGATGATGTCCTCGATGTCCTCCGCCGGGGTGAACGGGGTGATGTACTGGTGGAAGGTGATCTTTCCGTCCAGCAGGTCCGTGGTGGTGTTCTCGTCCTCGTTGTAGGTGATCTCATACCGGGCGCACACACCCCGGGCCACAAAGCCGTTGCCCCGCACGTTCTCGCTGTCCACGATGGCCTCGATCAGCCGCTTGTTGGCCGGGCTGTCCACCTTCTGGAAGTAGGTGAGGATGAAGCTGTTTGCCGCCCAGTTCAAAAAGCGCCGCACGCTGAACCACCGGTCCTTGGGGTCGGTGTTCCCCGGGTAGGCTGCGGTGTTGTTTCCCCACAGGCGGAAGCCGTTCATGTTCAGCCAGGTGGCCACGCCGTAGCTGTTCCCCACGTTGGCCTGATCCTGGTCAAGAACCACCTCCGTGCCGTCCGGCAGACAGGCCGACGAGAT